TCATTTAATATAGTCTAATTCTTCCAGCACATCGACCACTCTCTCAACTGTCACAACCTCTTCTTCTCTCACTTCTTCGTGTGGTAACACATAATCAAATATCTTTCCGTTTTTTCGTACGATCGCAACTGTGCTTCCCATAATATATCCTCTATCAATCGCTTCTTTAAACTCATCTATATATAACATATTTTATCCTCCACTTATCTATTCGATAAAAAATCCTAAAAATAGACAATTTTAAATTTTTCTGTTCTGATAGACAAAAAGACAAAAAATAACCGCTCATTTAATGAGCAGTTATCACATTGTCAATTTTTAGGTAAAAAGTCATCTGCTGACGCATTAAATATCTTACAAAGTTTAACTAAATCCTGAATAGTGGTTCTACGCCTGCCATTTTCCATCATTCCGACAGTTTGCTGATTAGTTTCTAGTAAATCCGCAAGTTGACTTTGAGTGAGTTTAGCAAGTTTTCTTTGATGGCGTATTTGTTCTCCGACAAATTCGTACAATTCCATTTCTAATCTCCTTTTTGTTTTATATTACAATAAAATCATTTTAAAAACAAGATTTTTTTTAAAAAAGCAAAGAAATCTTTTAAAAATACTTTACAAATACAAGATTTTCTTGTATAATTATATTATAAATTAAGAAGGGAGGTGGAACGATGAACAAAGAAGATTATCTAAGATTACTTGAAAAAGTAATTGATGACATACCCGCTTACATAACGGCAATAGCCAGTTTTATAACAGCTACGAGCCTTAGTAAGCAAACAAAAAAGCGAAAACCAAAGCCTCACAAGCATAAGTAATCGCTAATGGACAGAGGGGAGCAACAACTCCCCTATCCTGTCCTTATTATAACAAAAGAAAAGAGGTCATGCAATGGTAATGGCTATCGCAGTATTAATAATCGCTATCAATGTTTATCTATATAATAAGGAGAAATAAAATGGAATATGGAAATAAAATTTTTGAAATTTACAATAAACCGTTTAAATATCGTAACAGTTCATCAACTAACTACAATAAGGTTAGAGCTAACGGCATCGAGCCAAACACAAAATTTGTAGTTAATAAAACAGCAAATATTAATTGTGCAGTATATCCTCGACACGGATCAATTGAAAAAGTTTTTTACTGGGGTGATAGAAAAATCACTCAAGCGACTGCTGAAAAACGTTGTGGGTATTTTAGAGAGTGATATCTATAACTGACACAAAAAAAGTCTCAACAGTTTCAGATAAAACAAAAAAACCGCCCTCAATAGAGAGCGGTTAATGTTTATTTCAGTTTTTCTTTGACAGCATCTACTGCCTCTTCAACAGCATCTTTAGCATCATCTGCTAGTTCTTTGCCTTTAGCAATTGTTTTTCGACAAATCCTTTTGCTTCTAACTCTTTATCACCGGTTAGCTTCCCTGCACCTTCTTTAAGACTGCCTGACGCTTGTTCAACTTTTGCTTTTAGTTTTTCTTGTGACATAATGTGGCTCCTTATTATTTTTATTCTATGGTAACATTTTGATTATTTCTAGGCAAATAAAAAAGCAAGAACCGCTAGTGTCAGGCGATTCTTGCTACTGTGATTATCTCATGGTTATGCGAGTATGTCAATAGAGGTAATCAGCACAAAAGGTATGTTCTAAATCCAAGTTATTGATTTTATAGCAGTATGCCGAATTCGCTTGTAGGGGTTGTTTCGGCTCTCATGCAACGTAGCTGGCCTAAAGACCCCTGTCTCATCTCTTTTTAATCCTACAACAACTAATTTCTTCTTGTTGTCTTTATAAAAAACAACACTCAATTTCATTGTATTTTTAGTTAAATCCTTATCTAAAATACAGACGTTAACTCTAAACTGATAGAATATTTCATATAAAAAATTATAATTATCGACTCTAGGAAGAACTTCTCTAAAATTTGGATGTTTTGAATAATTCGATAAGAGGAAAACATCTGCTTTCACAGCTTCAACCCAATTTGTTGCGCGATACTTTGTTTTCAACTTATGAATACCTAGAAGATGATACAAATCTCTTATATCAAATAAAATCATAAATTCGGGTAAATGCTTAAAATTAGTCTCAACTTTACACCTTTTCCCACAAAAATTTAGCTCATAATCATTAACTATTTCTTTGAGATCCACTATCAAAAAACTTTCTACAAAATAAAAAAAGCACGGACCGGAAATATCCTCCGGTCAGGGCTGACGATTAGAGGTGCAAAACTCTAACTCTCTATTGTGCTTCTTAGGCTTATCGCAAGAGAACAGTTCTTAAGCTCTGCCAAGCCGTATGATGTGCTTTCAGTCATACGCCCGTATCACTACGGGTTCAACGAACAACGAAGACGTTGGGTTAGAAAGGATGATAAATGAACGAAATTTATCTTCTATAACCACCCTCATTATGACATGTCTTGAACTTTTTGTCAATAAATGCGAAATTTTTTGCAATAAAAAACAGCCCCCGCAAAGCGAGGGCATTTGTCTTATCTAAAGGAGCTTTACCTCCTGTTTTATACTTGTGTGGCATTAGCTAAATACTTATCTTCGACCCACTGGTCAGACTGAGAAGCATTAATACGTGACCATCCATTCACTTTTTCATAGACTCTCACACGAGTACCCGCTTTGATAAACTCTTTATCGGTGCTACTTGCGTTTGGTTTAGATTCTACGTAATAATCTGTGCTAAGGGTCGCTTCGTAGTAAGGTACATTCGAGTTGTCTAATTTAGTGTTAGTATCTAGCTTTTGATTAAAAGTAAGCTGGCTTTGTGGTGCTTGTGGTTTGTCAATCTTAGGTATATCCACTTTGCTACTATCATCTGCTAATAATACAATATTTTTATCTAAACCACCTGCTACTCCTACACTTGTAAACTGCCACCAGCGCACGCCGTCCATAGATGGAAAATAGTCCCACAGTGGTTCAGAGCGAACCTCATAATCTGGATAACCAGCTATCCAAATACTATTAGGGTATTTAGCAATAATCTGCTGATAATCAACATTATTAAGCGTAAATGGCTTATAGCTATAATAAACAGGTTTGTAACCAGCACTAGTGATTTTATCCATAAATGCAATAACTGCGTTTGTGTTGGCTTGCTTGTCTGCGCTTGCGGAATCTTCATAGTCAATTACTAGATATGATACTTTCTTACTTGGTAAGTTAGACAAAAATAAGTCTGCTTCCCTTTGCGCTAAAACACTATCACCGCCAAAGCGTCCAAAGTGATAATAGCCGATTGGGTCGCTTGTGTTTGCTTGTTGTTGATGTCTGTCAGATAGCCATGCTATTGACTCAGATACCTTGATAATCGTTTTTGTAGTGCCTGCTTGCTGACAAGTCGTTGTTAAATCTGCTTGTTGATAAGCTGATACATCAATAAAATAATCGCCTTTATTTAGTCCTATATTACCTGTAACAGTAACTGCGTTTTTAAAAACTTTTGGTCTAAATGCAGTTGGGTATGTTGCGGAGTATGGGATTTTTACTAAATTATATGCGCCATTAGCACCGCCTTGATTTTGCCCCAAAAACCAGCCATACCCGCCTCCTGCATCGCTGTCAAAAATTGCTACATGACTGTAAGGCGTTACACCGTCAACAACCATAAAAATAGCAACATCACCAGCTTGCATAACTTCCACTTCATCAAAATAGTTTAAGATACCATTTTCGTGACGTTGCTCCCATATATCCCTTGCGTATCCTGTATTTGTACAGTTTGCGTATGGCACACCTAAAAATCTACAGTAATCTGCATAACCGTCCCAACATTGCGCACCAAATGAGCCATCAATATCATAAGCGTTACCATTTGAACGACTTTTATATTCTTGGTATGTAGCCATTTATCCCTCCTCTTTAAAAATCAAATAAAATGGATAAGCAAAAAAAGCAATCACAGATAACGGCACATACAGTATTGCAATTGCTAGTATTAATGCTAATCGTGTGATTGCTTTCATTTTTATCCTCCTATTTTTTGGGCTCGTGGTAATTCAATGCTTGTTCGCTATCTGATAGCCCTTTTGTTGTTGGGTCTGTAACAACTCCAAGCAATACCAAAAGCGTTACAGCTGTGTTGGCAATATCCACAATGTTTGATGGTAATTTAATACCTAATTGCTGCGCTAGCAAAAATATAGCTCCTAAAATAGCCATCAAAGTTACTTTGTTTTGTAGTCGTAATTTTAAATTAATCATGTTTATTTCTCCTGTTAAATAATGTTTTTATCTGCTCTTTGTTGACGATGATGTCGTCTTCCGTCTTTCCGAGTCGTTGCTCGTGTATATCCAAAATTTTATGGATATTTTCTCGGTCACGCTGTGAGTCTTTTAGCTCGTAAGCCAGCTCTTTTATCGTGTCTTTGAGGGCGCTCATTGTATCTTCGTTTTTTTGCATCGCTGTCTTAAACGGATTAACAACAAACGCCCACAAGCCAAGTATCGATAAAATAGCGCCACAAAGTGCGCCAATCTGGATAACATCAATGTTCATTCATTGCCTCATTTTCCTTCTGTACCAACCGTAGAAACTTCAATTAGTTTACGTACTCGCTCACGACAAAATGCTGGAACGTCATCAATAGTAATCCACCCTAGTTCAATCTGCATTGCAAAGTAATTAATCATCATTGTTTTTTCTCCTTTTTTGTTTTTAAATATGTGTACTGCTATTTTCGCTAGCGTTGTTAAGCGTTGTATCATTCAATTTCCCTCCGTCAGCCATTGTCTTAATCAAATCGTTAACAGTTGCTGACATCAGTTTAATCATATTTTCCGCTTTATCTGATTGCGCCTTTGACTTAGCAATTGCGTCATTAATTTTTTCAAATTGTTCTGCTTCTGCTTTGTCTTTGTAAAGTTGCTCAAAGATAAGCTTTTCACACGTTTTTAAAGTTTCAGCAAATTTCTTTTCGTGATCTTCTCTTGGCAATGTCACTTCAAAGCTTGCTTTAATTGTGCTAGATTCGAATTTTAAAATAGCTTTAACTTCTTTAATACTATTATCTTCTAACATTACAGGATATTTGTTTAAAATTTCCAATAGTTTTCCTCCTTTTAAATTATCCAATTAATTTGTCCTTTAACATTAACCGCCCATTTTGACGGATTAAACCACAGAATACGACCATCTGCGCTCACTTGTACATTTAAAACATTCAGTTGTACAGTCCAAGCCGTTACTGCAAACATCATGTCACTAGGTATCAAATTCGTAGGCATAGAGCCAACCGTCAACTTATCTATGCCGTTCGTCGCAAAGTCGTACTTAACGGTGACTGTACTGCCTGTCTGTCTATAACTAAAACCATTTCCGATTGACCGCCAGCCTGAGTCTATCGTTTTAGGTAAGCTATCTTTTTTAGCGTACTCACTCCAACCACTCCATGCCCCGTTTTCAAGTACTCGTGTAAAAATAGTTTTGTTTGTGCGGTCGTAAAATTGTTGATAAGCATAGTTTGCTGTCTCATGTCTTACAACTGTTACGTACCCAGGACCTGCCCCAGCTGGTCTATTAGCACCTCTAAATACACAATAAAAGCCTGTATCTTGCAGAGTATTTAAATCTGTTGCATCATGCCTAAAAGAGCCACCATTATTTAAAGCTAGCTGTTTTTGCTGGATTGGCTTGCCACGGGCGTATATATCTCCTGCTGCATCAATAGACCCACGCTCCCATTCTTTACCAATTGCTACTCCTGTTGTCTCGGGATTACCACTATCCTCTATTTCTACTGCTACAAATTTTGCGAGAAGAGGTACTCGTTTAGTGTCATTAGTCCCAAAACTGTCTGAGATAGTCCCATAAATGTCAAATGATTGATCAGACGGGAATTTACCACTAAGCACAAAATTCTGATTGATGAGTTGGTATTTATCTGTATATGTCTTACTTGCTTCAGAAGTATCAATTTTGAACGTTTTGGTGCCAGTTGGCGCAGTCTTGAAACTTAGCGTCATTTTGTTTTTTTGCAGCTTGTTAACAGTTAATGGACTAACTGATGCATTAACTGTTACAACGATTTGTGTTCCATCAGCACCACCACGCTGGGCACTAAAATCTAGTGCTATACCGCTGTACGGCAAAACGTTTATTTCGGTTGTTACAGGGTCAGACACACGCCCTCTACTATCTGTAACTGTTGCTTTAACGATAGCTTTGCCTTCAAACTTTAAAATGCCTAGCGATCCACCGTCCGATTGAGTAGATTGGTTTTTACCAACAATTTCAGCATAGAAATTTTGAATTGTAGAACCGTAAATCCCATTCGCACCATTAAAAGTGACGGTTGGATTTGACACAATCTGCACAAAATTATTAGCACCTACTAATGCAGATGCTTTTTGATTTGTATCTGATAAAACAAGACTAGAAATTTTAGGTTTTACACTATCAGGTAAAGTCAGATAAAAAATAGCGGTCGACGTCCCAATGACCGAACCGTTAGATTTTGTATCAACGTATATCGTACCTGGGGTGCTAGTTGCATTTGGAATCGTACTAGCCCAATCTAAACTTGTTTTAAAAGTTGTTGAGCCTGTTATATTGCTAGCAACAACTCCAGTTATACCATTTACATTGTATCTGACATCGTATGTAAAACCACTTGAACTTTGATTGATGTTAACATTTAATGTATCACCAAAATAACCACTGCTAACCGCCACTGAGCTGGTGCGAGGTATTTTCGTAAGTGTAAATTTTTGATCTGGTATCGTTAATGTTCCTGGTGCATACCTACCTGGACCTAGCAATTTAGCGGCAACAATGACCGTTTTGTTCCCGTCTGCATCGTGTGGGACTTTGATAGTTTTATCAATCAACAATTGATTGCCGTTAAAATTGATAGATGAAGGTGCATTAAAGTCATATTTAGAACCTACCCAAGCATACCCACCAAAATTGTACTGAGCATAACTGTTAGTACCAGAAGTCAAATAGAGCCTAAATCTTACTTGACTACTATTGTCTGCAACCGACGTTGAAACCTCGTCAACAATATAAGTTAAGCGATAGCTCCTATCGGAGTTACTATAAAAAGTTGTCATCTATCCTCCAATCCCTCTAATTTTCTTGATTTGTAAACGACCTTTCGAGCTTTCTTCAAACAAAAAGCTTCCAATACGAAGCCTCAAAGTGAAAACACCAGACTCGATTTGTAAAAAACCTTGGCTGATAAAGGCAGTCTCTGTACCGCCAGAGTAAAAACTAATGCGGTCAGTCGTCACACGTACGCTTGACGTTCCGTCTTTCATTTTGATAACTAGACCATCTTCCGAGTATGACATATATTGCGTAATAGCTTCTGTTACTAATTGGACGTCATCCAACTTAGCTAGTATCTGAACAACTCTATTAGCGTTAGATACCATAGTTTGTTCTGATACTTTTTGACCATCTTCTATTTTTTTGATTTGATCAAGTAACTCTTTTGCTTTATCTTGTACTTCTTGCAAACTTGCAGCGGCTTCAAGATTAGCTTTCATCAAACGCTGTTCTTCTGCAATAGCGTTTAACTGCTCAACAGTAAAACCACCATCGGCTTTTGAATCAAGATTACTTGCTTTATCAGCTTCAGATTCCTGCCAGTCGCCTGTTTTATTTCCCCTAACGAGCATAAACCCACCAGAGCTGAAACTTCCTTGTTCCGATGACACCATCGCAAATCGTGGTCTAATCTTACCTGTCTTAGCTGGTGTAAAGGTGATTTCAAAGCGTCTGACATTTGAATTGACATTTTTTATGATTGTTTCTCTTGCAGTATCGCTAGTAATAAAACCATCTGCTATATCATAGAGATAAAAATATAAATTCCCAGCTACCTCACGTTTAACATAAGCGCTAAAAGTGTATGTCACACCTTGCTCAACTATAATGTCTTTTGCGTGTGATACCTTTTGGCCGCTTATCCATTTTTTAAATGTAAATGGATAATTAGAGATATTTTCATCTTCTAGTGTTGCAGAAGTAAACCAATCAGAACCAACAAATGATTTTGTACCGTCAATCAGATTATTTGTGCCAACAACAACTGTTCCGACCATGTCAGTCCACTTATAATCAAGATAGTTTGTTGATTGTTCTATACCAGTATAAGTTCCAATAAACCTTCTATTTTTAGACTCAGTTATACTAAAATCAACTTTTCCATCTTCTGAATTAGCCCACGCTGTCCATGATGACTTACCATCATCGCCTTTTTCTCCATCCTCAGTATCTGTAAAGGATATTTGTGTACTTGCTACAAGCTCCTCATTTAAATATGCCTCAACTGTTACATTTAAAACATGGTTAAAGTCACTTGCTTTAACTGTCAGCGACGGACCTATCTCAATCAGTGAGTCGCCATTTTTATAAAAATAAACAGCTTCATAGTCTTTCCCATTTTTTTGCAAGCTAGGCGTTAATACAGACTCACCAACCCCATTTTTAAAAGCGACACCGTTCGAAGTCGCTAGTTGTATCTCGTATGGAATAGATTCGTCATAAAGACGTAGCATATCACTAATTAAATCAGAAGCTAACTGACTTTCTTTTTCGACAAAATTGCTGAATTTAGTTTTGTTAGAGTTGGGATTTGTACTGGATATTTCTTGCTCAGTAACCCTCGCTGTGAGAATTAGCGGTGGCTCGTATCCGTCGTCCTGTATTCGCACAACATCACCAAGTTCTAAATCGACATATCCATCGACTTCATAAGTGACAGCTGGATAAGCGTGTGCTTTTAAATCTTTTAAAGCAGTTGATATCAAGACATCCTGACTGTCCGTCTCAACTTCCATATCTTTTCGTATCCAGTTGTCTCGTGTCTCGTTACCTGTTAAAACAGATGGATAACGGTCTCTTGATAAAGGTGCGTACAAAAATCCATTTTTGAGATAGTACTCTACTTTCCCGTTTTCGTCTTTCCACTCTTTGTAGATTGAGTTGTCAATGTAGATGATTTGTTCTTCTTCGTATGATTCTGTCTGTGCTTCTTGCACGACTTCCTCATATGATATTTGTGTACCGCCACTGACTTGCTGTGTTGTTGCCCCGTTAACAGACATTCCTTGCGCTATTTCACGTGGATAACATACTGTTTGTAATCCTCTAGCAAAAGCGTTAATCTCATACGAGTTTTCCATGACATACATGCGTCCAGCGTAATTCTGCTCTAAGACAGTGACTCTTGTTTTAGACACACTCTTGATAATACCTGTATGCCCCCATTGTGTTGTATAAAACGGAGCACCAAAATTTGCTTTAACATTATAGATACCGCCAGCTTGCAAGTTGCCAGCATTAGGCGACCTGTCTAGCTTCCAACCATACGCCCCCCAGTTATAGTCAGTACCGATTAAAGCAGCAGCCATCCCACCGCCAATGCGACCACGGATACCACCGATGGAACTATCAATCCAAGCTCCGTCTAACTTCTTAGCGTACCAACCAGACAAAGCATAACACTGTCCTGAGCCGATTCTGCGACCTTTAAGTCTAGTAGCTTCATTTAGTGCTTGTATTGTCTTAGTAGCTCTTCTAGCTACGTTTACAGCTGTTATAGGTTTTATTGGAGTTTGCCACAACTTATCAATAGTATCTAGGATATTCCCAGTTACTTTATTGATCCCATTGCGGATATTAGTCATCAAGTTTGTGTAGCTTTGATAACCTGCTGCTGCGTAGTCATATTTAGCGCCACCAGCTCTAAAAAGTCCTTTTGTGTAGTCTGCTAGGTTCTTTTTGCCGACAACATTATATATGCCTTGCTTTGCTAAAAGATAAGTGTAATCTTTTAAAAAGTCATCTACACTTGCATAGTGCATGTATGATCCGCCCTCGTTAGCAGGACGAGCCATACCAGTAGTGACTTTTACTCCGCTAGGACGCGTCTGTGCTCCACCTGTCATTCCTGACCAGTTGTTATCACGCCTACCGACAGTTGAGTCACCCCAAAAGCTCTCTAAATAAAGTTGCGTGATGATTCCACTTGGCAAAATGTTGTATTGTACAGCGTAGTTTATAATCGCTTGTACGTTGGCTTTTTTGATTGTATGACCATAATATTTAAGGTCTCCGCCTAAATAAGTCTTATTAGAACCAACTGTCTTAGTAACTTTACGTGTGACAGGATTAGAGACAACACGCTCCCCTTTTACGGTCTTTTTACCGTAAGGGCGTATTGCGTTATAAATCTGACGTTTATCAAGCTTTTTAGTAATACCAGCGATATTTTTTTGGTATCTAAGCACAGTGTCACTTCTGTCACGACCAACACCGTATGACTTGCCTTCTTCATACTCTTTATAGATATTTATGATAAAAGCTTTAAAAGTGTGGTTATTGTGTAGTTGTGTTTCAAATTCAACTTCCGCATCAAAATTATTAGCAATTGATAATAAGCGAGCCAGTTTAGTGTCTTGACCAGTCCATTCTAAAGTGAGTCTTTTGTCCTTGACTTCGTTTGTACCAATTGTTAAAGCGCCCCAGTTTAAAATGTCAAATGCTACAAGATACTCTTCAAACGACATCGCTTTAGTAGCTTTGTACGGATTACAATACTCATTGAGCAACTCTAGATTTAAGTTTTCGCAATAACAACGTACAGTCGTTTCAGTCTCTTCGATCTGCATGATATTAAAGAGTTGCACTTTATCTTTATGTACAAACGATACAAACGCTTGGTCATTAAGTACTTGATACTTATGATTGAGTGGATTATCTCCTTCAAGTGTTTTTTTATACACAGAAAACTCAAAGACTGATGAACCAGTTGGGAGCTGTCTAGTCCATGTGTCGTCAAAATAATTAAGTGTCCCTTGCTTTTCGTTGTCTAGCAACAAAACAGGGTGCAGTTTAGAATCATGTATTACTAGCGTTATTATAACCACCTCTCTTCCATTAATATCTCAATGTTTGGCGCAGATTGAGAAAACTTAGATACCTGCATTACTAATTCTGTTTTTCCGGGTGGGATAGATATAGGTTGCGAACCTAAAACCATATCTTGAATGGAGTCTAAGTCTTTTGTACTTACAGTGTCATTTTCAAAGTTAATGATAACCTCATCCCCCGGCTGGTACTTATTGACGATATTGTTGTAATGAGACACTCCCATTTTTTCAAAATTGACTTTTTCAAACAGGTTGTAGTTGATATATTTAGAGCTATCACTACATGTCCCCATTGCAAGATGTATCTTGCGAGATTTTTTTCCTTTAAGAGATGGAACAGTTGCATGATGATGCGCACCGTTGAAGTAAATACGAAACTTGTCTTCTTCCCTGAAAATCTCAACCGCTCTGCTTCTATTCATCGAAAAAGGATTATGATAATTTCTATCTGCTTGGAATTCAAACTGCTTGTAAAATCTCCAGCCTACACCGTCATCATCAAGAGCAAAGAAATTGTATTCTGTTTCAAAACCATTTTTTCGTTTGTAAGTTTCGATTCCATACAAAAACTCGTCATTTCCTTCATCGTCGATTCCCGTTACACAAAGCTTTAAAAAACCTTTTTGATCCTGAGCAGTAGCAATAAAAATCTGTTGCCACCACAGGTGCTCATTGAGAGTGTATTCTCCGTTTGAATCAGGATTGATAATAAACGTTCGAGTCCCAACGTGCTCGGTGTAGCCCGGGGTAGTACCTCTATTTCCAATAACAACATATTCACCGCCTTTACCAGAGCCTAAGATGTTATCAATGCGCATCCGTTTAAGTTCTGTATCAAATGTTGGTGGCATATAGTTGAGTTTTGCGACATTTGGCGCACCATCTAAAGCTTGCGCGATGGCTTTTGAGTAATCAAAAAGGACTTCGTTACGATGAACGATAGTCCCGTCTTCTTCCTCTGATGATCCAAGTGCAAAAGCACCCGTTTCATTTGCGATACCAATATAGCCATTTTCAGAGTTGTGCTTAATTTTGATTATTGGATAAGCGTTAGTATTCCCATCATTTTGCAAATTAAAAATAAGCTTATTGCCTTCTTGCCTATAGTCCAAAAACTTTTTATAAGTGATAGAGTGTGCAACACCGTCTGGTATGTAAAAAGTGATAACAGCCCTCTGATACCACCTTGCTACTTTTTCTGTCGAAATCTCACCTTGTGCAAGCCCGAGATAGTACTTATCTGGTTCATCTCCGAACGTCATTTTTTTAGGCTTGTCAACATTTAACACGCCAGCTAGCTCATGTTTTAACTGCTCGGTTAAAACGCCATTTATTTCTAGTGGCTCTATATGTACTTTGATAATTTTAGCGCCCGTCTTTATGCCACGAATAGCTGTACCAAGTTGAAACGTCTCATTCAACGACAATGTTCGTTCATTTCCTATAGACCGCTCAACACGAGATATCTTAAAAAATTTAGACATGTCTACGCCGTCATAAATAAATTTCAATTTAGCATTCCTTTCATTCGATTATTGCGACTATTTCGTTGCGTTTGATAATTTGTAATGCGGTCCGCAACTTTAGCTACCCACTGACCGTCCTGTAAGTAAAGTTCTACCGGACGCTCTATTGCTTGTTCTGCAATGTCTAAAGCTTGCTCAATAACACCGTTATTCTTAGTTGATTTTAAGACTGTCAATAATTCATCTAGCATTTTGTATATGCGCTCGCTGCTTTTTGGTGATGCAGTGTTATGTGGAATCTCTCGCATCCTTTGCGTTATATTAGCGACTTTTGTGTTTTCAAATCCGATTCCGTTTGCATATTTAGGAATACCTAAATCATACATATAGTCTCTTGTCATGCTAGCTTTCATTACCTTTGAGCCTCGCGGTAAAGGTAATACTACATTACGTCCATACGGGATAAATGATTGTCCATTTGGTAAAGTTACTAGTTCTTTGTATAAAGGTCCTTTTTGATCATTGACCATCGCAAAACCGCCCGGGTGGTAATCAGTACCATTTGCGAACTTGAAGGCATTAGCTGCTGCTGCAGCTATTCCTATAGTAACCGTTCTCGGTATGCTAGCTAATAGTTGTTCTATGACTCCTCCTGCATCATTCCTAGCTCTAATCGAGATAGGTTGGCGTTGTTTAGCGCTATCAATTGCTCGTTGCGCAGAATTGACATCAGGTTTTGTATCATTTTTAGCTTTAATGCTTGTTGGTTTCTTTTGAACAATGCTGTTGACTGCTTTTTTTGCTTTCTCAACATCAGAACTAGTCATATCTTTTGCTAGTAACTTTTGCTGTTTTGGAGACAACGAATTCCAATTTTCAAGCGCTTTGGTCGCAACTCCTTTTTTGTCAAGAAAATCTTTATTATCACCTAAGATGCGCTTAACGTCTTCTGGCAAACTATTCCATATTTTTAAGTGCTCCTCACTTTCTACTATAGCTTGAATGCCTTGATGCCCATCAACGATTAGTTCTTTATCTTCTGGTTCGAGAGCATCCCATTTGCCAGTTTCGACTAGAACTTCCGCCATGGTTATCCGAGCGTTGGTCTCTAAGTTTGCATTCTTTGCAATAAACTTAAGTCTGTCCCATCCGTCTTCCGCTTCAAGAGCTTTAGCTACTTCCTCTTTAGCATTTGTTTTCAACTTACCCGTTTTGGGATTCCAGACAAGGCTATTCCATTGCGAATTAGCCACCTTTTGATCTTCTGTTGATTTTTTAGTAGTTCTAGCCCACATAGTATTAACTTCTTGAGCTTTAGATGCTGCTTTGGTTGTCTTCTTCATCAACTCTTCATAAGATAACCCAAGCTCCTTCATTTGCTTTTTGACATCGTTAACCATCGCTTGTTGCAACTGCGGGTCTAAATATTTCGCAGTCCCTTTAAGCAATTTCTTTTGGATTTTAGCATAACGTTTGCCATAAGCTTCCATTTTCAAGTAATGGTCAGCTTCGAATTGTTGCTGTTTCTTGTGGATTTCTTCCCTCGTTTTAACAGCAGCTTCATCATCACCTTTGATAGAGTCATAAGCTTTTTTAAGACCACTTTTTAACTTTTGATATGATTTATTTTCAGCTTTTATCCATTTTTCAGTAACTTCAAGAGCCTTAGTTAACTGCTGACTATTTAACGCTTCTAGCTCACCATTCATCGCCTTGGTAATTGCCTTCTTCTCTTTAGCAGAGTAGTTCAATTTTGATAGCTGCACATTGATAAGCTCATTTTGATTTGCTAAAACAACAGCATTCTCTTCTTCAGTTAATCTTCTATGTTCGTTGCTAGCGTTTTGATAGATATTAATGACTTCATCAGACATCTGCTTGACATTATCAATTGTTTGCCTGCTTGATTTTTTCAACTGTTCTATCGTTTCTTGACTGAAACCAAGTTGCTCTGCTAATTTAACGTTTTCACTTAAGTCTTTATTTTCTAGTTTTTCGATTTCGGTAACTAGTCCTTGAAATGCTGTCTTCACGGAGTTAACCTGTTCAGCTCCCCCTCTAAAGCCTTCCATTGATTGATTTGTTTGATCAACCTTATCTTTAAAGGATTGCAGTTCATTGGCTTGTACTTGACTAACTTTAGTCCCCCACTCTTGCGTACGTTGGTGCGCTTCGTAGGCTTTTTGAGCAAAGTATCCGACAGCAAGCGCAGCAGCTCCTCCTAGCACAACACCCCAAGTTACGGGATTCCCTAGCAATGCTGCCGCTCCACTCATTCCAGTTAATGCAGTAGTTGCACCTTCCGCTCCAACTCCTAAAGCAGCAGCTCCAGTTTTTGCTGCTCCCAGACTCCCGGAGAGTGTGCCTAACGTTTTGCTTAATTTTCCTAGTCCTTGAATCGTTCCACCAATTACGCCAACGCCTTTGCCGAAGATTGACAATGCGGGTCCAGTTGCTGCTGCAATTAGTCCCCATTTTATGATTTGTTGTTGTTGCTCTTTATCCAGAGAACTAAATGCTTTTGCTAAGTCTGCAACGCCTTTAATAATAGGTTTACCAGCTTCTAAACCGTCACGCAGTGCATCAATAAGAGGTCCACCAAATTCAATAGCGACATCATTAACTTGATTTTTTAGCATTTGTAATTTCGATGCTATCGTTTCATAACGTTTGTTCGCTTCGTTCATTAAAGCTTTGTTTTCGCTAAAACCTTTATTAGCAGACTTGAAAGCATCACCTAGCAAGTCGCCAGCTCCTGCCAAACGTTGTAATGTATCAATTTCACGTACAGAATTGATATCCATATCTTGCAAGTGAGCAGTTACGTCTTTCCCTTCTTCTTTAAAGCGTTTAAGACCTTTCACAAAATCAATAATCGCTTCTTGTGGGTTTTTCTTCCAAGATGCAGCAAATTCATCAGCAGATTTACCAGCGATTTTTGCAAACTTCCACAAATCTTCGCCACCAGATAATACTTGCGTATTAATTTTTTGCATGACACGACTAAAGGCAGAACCACCAGCCTCTGCCTCGATACCTACCGAACTCATAGCTGTTGCAAGACCTAATATTTGAGGGTCTGTCAACCCTACAACTTTACCAGTACCAGCTAAACGAAGACCCATTTCAACAATTTCTTTTTCAGTTGTCGCGAAGTTATTCCCTAACTCAACGATAGAACTTCCTAGATTACTGTATTTTGATGGATCTAACTGCGTGATATTAGCAAAACGAGCTAGTGCTGTTGCAGCTTCTTCTGATGACAAGTTAGTAGATTTCCCCATATCAATCATGACACGAGTAAACCCTAAGACGTCCTTTGTCTTGATCCCTAATTGTCCAGCCGCTTCGGCAACATGAGATATTTCAGTCGTAGAAGCTGGTATCTCTTTAGCCATTTGTCTAATTCCTTTAGACAACATATCGTAAGAGTAGACAACTTTCCCATTTGAGTCTTTTACTTCGTCTACTGTTTTTTTGACACCGGCAAAAGCATCTTCATAATCAATGGCAGCCTTAAGAGCATATCCAGCGCCAGCAACAATTGGTGCAGTTACTCCTTTTGTAAAAGCAGCACCAACACCAGATACAGAATCGCCAAATGACTTCATTTTTTTCCCAGCTTGCTCCGCAGCGTTACCAAAACGAGTAAAAACACTTGTTTCAGCGCCTAAAGCTTTTAGTCTATTTTGCAACTCTGAAACTTTAGCAGCTGTTTCCATCATCGCTGACTTAGCATTGATAAGCGCTTGTTTTTGACTTGCAGTTGCTTTATTGACATCACCAACATTTTCTTTTAACTCATTATATTTTTGAGATTGTTTTTTTAGTAATTCTTGATAACCTTTTAATGCACCGCCTGTTTCTGCGTATATAGCTTTTAAACCTTTAACTCTACTACCATGACCCTTAAAACTATTTTCAACAGCCTTTAGAGAGTTATCTAAGGTCTTCATGTAAGTTTTTAAATTTCTTGTGTTAGACATAAAAGGTGATATGTCTAGTGTAGCAGTTGCTACTAAATCACCTATATTCCCCATTAATTCTCCTTTCTAGCCGAAAAGGAACGGGAACGCTTTGTCTAAAGTTGTTTCAACCACTTCTTCTTTTTCAGCAAAATCAGTTTCTAGCGCTTTTACCATCAACTCTATGTCTGATAAGCGCATTTTTTTAATATCTAAAATGGTATACCCATTTTTTAGTAAACTTTGAATCCACAAGAGCAGGTTGTCTTTAGCTTCTTGAGGAGTTATCGTTCCTTTTTTTCGTCTTCCTCTTTTTCTCCGCCTAAAGCGTCAACAAAAAGATCATTCAATTTGTCCAAAACAGTCATGTCTGACTGTTTTAAGTCATCGATAGTAAATTGATTTCCGTACATTTCAACAAACATTTGTAAGTATGATTCGTTTAATTTGCGGTGCTCTTTTGCATCCAAGCGGTGTTCATCACTGCTAAATACAGCGCTTTGCCTAACTTGATGTTCAACTGCTAATAGATTATCTTCAACATTGATGAAATCTTTTGAAAAAGTTTTATCAACACCGCCTTTTTTTAAGGTAATTTCGTACATATCTACTCCTTATCAAAAATAAAAGGTTGGATTTTAAATCCAACCTTTAAACTACATTTCAAAATTCTTTTCTTTTTTCTTTATATCTGTCGCACCTGCAAAAACTAAAGTTTTAAAAGTTTCTAAATTAAAACTACTAGCACCTTCTCTGCCGACAACCAAAACGTCCCCTTCTTCTCCGCGGGCTACAAAGTAACCTGTTACTTTGTCTGGTTCTGGGTTAGGTGCACCTTCTTTTGTTTTGGTATCCATGCCAGGAATGTTAAATTTACCTTTTAGCAAACCAACCCAAATAGCTTTCCCATTTTCATCACTTGTTCTAAACATGCAAGCAACGTTGTTAGGTGTGAGCGATTTGTTGTATTTTTCAATACCGTTTTCTGCTTTAATTCCGAAGAAATCCTGACGCGCTTCGGAAGTCAAGTCAAGGACTTCGATTTCCAATTTTGTTTCTGTGATACCACCAGATAAAACAACATACGGTCCATCATCAGCCATGACAGTTTCAAGCTCATTTGTAATGTCAAGTTTCGCAGATTTCATTCCAGGGAGCGATTTAATCCCTCCCGTTTTTGTTTGTAATTGATCATCATCTCCAAGCACTGCATATTGGAAATCACGTAATCCAAATTTTACTTTTCCCATTTTTTCCTCTTTCTTTTAATAAAAATCAAAACAGCGGTATTTCCTTACGTTCATGAGTAAGTCAATATCGCTATCTTTATATCTTGGTTTTTCATTAGCAGTATATCTTTCAAAACCGCCATTTTTTAAAATCTTATCTATACAGTTGGCAATTTGGTCAGATTGAGAAGCAGTTTTACACCAAAAATTGATTGTAATACGCTGTTCATTACTGATCATGTCATCATCTGCATATAAAGACGGACCATCATACGTTGTATTTATACGCATAAATGGCGCTAGTTCTACTTTTCTTAAATCAACAGGATTGTCAGGGATATCATATGTAAAGATACCCTGATCAAATCCGTTTTTAAAAGGACCACCTCTAAGCTTATCCAACAGCTCATTTAGCGTCCTATCGTTTTTTAATAATTTATAAGCTGTTGTCTCAGCAATCAAAGCCCAAGTCCCTCCTTAACTTTTTTAGCATAAATTTCTCTTGCTCTAGGAGTCATTTCGTTGATGGTTTTTTCTTTAAAGTCTTGCCCTTTTTGGTAAATCGTTCCATCGTTTGGATAATGAGCACGCCAGCCAGTTTTTTGTCCATATCCAATTTCTTTTGACGTTATACCTACATTAGCACCCTTGAATCCACTAATTGCAGTATCATATTTGAGTTTTGTGTCATGCACGGAATAATCAACTGGGGTATTCTTAGTAAGTGTTTTTTCAAATTCTTCAGCAACCTGTGTTACCGCTTCTTTGGCAATTTTTGGCGATTTTACTTCTAACTTAGTAATGTTAGCCAAAATTCCATCAAGTCCTTTTGTCATGATATGCTAACCCCGCTCAACATTATCATTTCCTTACCAGATTCATCAAATTCAATTTTATCTATTTTGTAGATACGTTTGTTATGCTCAATAAACATCGTATTATCAATAGACAACTTAGGATTGTATCTGATTAAAAATACTTTTGTATCTTTATTTGTTGGGAGATTGCTAGCATTCTGATATTTTGATTGATAATTAAAATCTCTCAATTGAGTTTTAGACACCTCTGCCCAGCAGGTATACAAGTCTTTCCTGATAGCAGATACAACTTCACCATCTTCATTCTGACCACCAGTTTGGCTAAAAATGGCTATTCTAACATTCATTTTTCGTGTAATCACGCCCCATCACCCCTCAATCTCAATTGATGGATAATGTTCAAAACACCGTTGGCAAGCGGATAGCGATTACTATCCGCAGATAGACCACGGTGATCGTATTCCTCCTTAACCTGTTTTTTTACAGCTAACGCAAATTTAGCGTGACCTTCAAACATTTCAGGAGTTGACCCATCATCTATTGCAAAACAAATTTGTTCTTGAGCAGATTCAATCATTTCTTTGATGATGTCGTCTTCAAAATCAAAGTCAATTTTGCAATAGAGTTTTACACTGTCCAATAACTCTTTCGATACAGCCATAGCTATACCTCTTCAACGCCTGCTAGTGCAAGTAAATCTGATTTCAAGGTCTTACCACTAAAATCAATTCCTTGACTTGTTAAATAGCGTTTGATTTCTTCTACAGTGCTCTTACTAGTTGGTTTCGCCACCTCTTCAGTGGCCTTATAAGGGCAATGATTCTGGTGTAAATGTCACATAGTATCCAGCTTTGTCATCAACTTTAGAAACGCCAAAGCGAAGCACAGCTTGCAAGTATTGACCGTAGATTTCGTTATCTGCCCAGCGAAGTCCAAGGTCTTTGCGGTCAGCAAATAATACACCACGTTTAAAATCTCCGACAAATGCTTTATCTTTACCTAAAACTTCATCAGCTAGTACAAAAACAGGTTTTCCAAGGAATACTTTCCCAGAAACAGAAGTGATTGAATCTTGAAGCAGGTAACGACCATTCTTATCTTTTAGTGTATCCATTGTTTGATAAAAGCTTTGAGATACAATAAATGACACATTGTAAGCAGGATCTAATTCAACATTGAGAAGCTTCTTGATTTCATCCAAGTTTTTTACTGTCTTAGCTTCGAATTTCTTGAGAACTGTTGCGATAGCGTCATTTGTTGTATTAACTTTCATTTGACCGATTGTCTCAGCAACAATTCCAACTAAATCAACATCTGCATCATCAATTGACTCTTGAGACAACGGGATAGCTCCACGGTAAGTTTTGATTTCCCATTCGACGTTTTTGAATTGTGGTTTGCCTAGTTTTGGGTTTTTTTCTAATTCTTCAACGCTAACCATTTTTTCAGTCGCACGTTGCAATACTGGCCATTTCCCTGATGCTTTTTTAGCTGGGTGGATGCTAGTGAATTGTTTCAAATCAACAACTGTTTTGACTTCACGAGCTGGTGTATATAGAATTTCTTCGCTAGATACAGGTTTAACGTCTGTTTTCTTCACACCATCTGTTTTAGGGTCTACAGGAGTTGTTTGGTTAAGTGGAATAAGTACTTCATCTTTACCATCAAAACGTAAAGAATCGTTTACAATTTTACCTTTTGAGCGAATAAACTCATTAACGCTTTCGCGGTATGTTTTAGTTTCTTGTGGCACTTCTTTTCCTCCAGTATTTTCTGCACCGCCTTTTTCAATGCTAGCTTCATACAATTTCAAGTCATTTTCTGCTTCTACTAAGTTTGCTTTGACTTCTTCAACTTCTGCTTTAATTGAACGAGCAGTTTCAAGGTCATCTGATTCCAAAGCATTTTTTACTTCTGCTGTTTTACTAGCAATCACTTGATTCAAGTCAGCGATAGTCGCTTTAATTTCTTTAATTTTTTCTTCGAACATAAATTCCTCCAACAAAAAAAGAGCTTATAGCCCTTGTAAAATTTCCATTTGTTCCATGTTTTGTTTCATTTCTTCTCTGTAAGAATTTTGAGCTTTGAATTCAGTCGCAATGGATTCAAGGCTTTTTGCTATACTTGACAAAATTTCTTTCATAATTCCCCACCTCCTTTCGTTTTGCTTAATTCCTTAAGCTTGATTATAGTCTAACATGTTAGACGTATATTTGTCAAGCATGTTAGACAAAAAACTTGAAAAAAATTTTTTCGTACAGTATAATATGTTTAAAATGTTAGACATTATATTGAAAGGAATTCGATATGCATATAGGAAAATATATAAAAGAGTATCGAGATACCAATAATCTGAGCATGGCTGAATTCGCTAAAGAATCAGGTATCAGCAAAGCTTACGTTTCTGTTCTTGAAAAAAACAGAGATCCTCGTAACGGAAAAGAAATCATCCCATCTATTCCGATTATAAAGAAAGTTTCTGACACAATTGGCATCTCTTTTGATGATTTATTAAATTCGCTAGACGAAAATCAGATAATCGCGTTAAATGAAACGAAAACTGAAAAAAATCTAAATTCCTCTACCCTACAAAAAATCACTTTTACTTCTTCTCAATTAGAACACAAGCGACAACTAATCGTTCTTGATTATGCCGAAACACAATTAGAACAACAAAACACAGTAACCGACCTATTCTCTTACAACTACTACGACCACGCTGCTTCAGCTGGTACAGGTCAGTATCTAAATGATGTACAAGTAGAAACAATTGAATTACCAGTTGATTATGACGCTGATTTTGTTATTCCGGTCTATGGTGATTCTATGGAGCCCGATTATCATTCTGGTGACTATGTCTTCGTAAAGCTATCTGTAGAGCTCGTAGATGGCGATATAGGCATTTTTGAATATTACGGTGACGCTTATATCAAACAGTTGCTTATAAACAATGAGGGAGCGTTTTTACATAGTCTAAACGATAAATATAGTGATATCCAAATCGATAGAGATAGTGATTTTAGGATTATTGGCGAAGTTATGGGTAGTTACAGGGAGAATTAATATGCTGGAAAAAGTTGAACGCTTAATCTCGGAAATTAATAACTATGTGTAATATCTGAACCACGTTAGACGACGTTAAAGACTTTAACGTTTACAGATTTATGAAAGTTTACAAATTAAAAACAATAGCGAACGAAGCTATGGTTGTCAATGAGTTTAAAAAATTAATTTAAATAATAACGTGCAATACCTGATCCACGTAAAAAGCTGGCAGGGAGATTTTTATGAAGAAAGTGTTGATTTTTTTTACGTTACTATGTGTATTATCTTTAGTAGCTTGTTCTGACCAAAAAACAAACACACAATCCAATAAAACGACAAACAGTAAGCAAGAAAAGAAAACAAGGACAGATTATAGAGAGATATTTGATACTGTTCACGATGAGTATAAAGATTTCAAGTGGGTTAGTACAACTGGATGGGATGAAAAACAGAAAATAAAAGTAACAGGTAAATTTGTTGAGGCTAGGACGGAAGATAATAACATTTATTGCATTTTTGTTATGGGAACAGGCGAAGAATTTTGTGCAATAATTGAAAAAGACCAATTCGACAAAAAACCTATAAAAAAAGGAGATACTGTAACAATAGCTGGACTTGCATTCGGAAATAATAAAGATAATCCAAATGTGGATAAAGATGCATTGTATGCTATAGATTACTCGTTATATGGATAAACAAAAAAAGCCCCACGCTCAAATTTTGTCCAAGGAGAGCGTGAAGTAAAACTGTAATTGACCTTTAATGAGGTCTTTTACTATACCTTATTAGTTAAATTTGGAGATGATAACCAATGCGAATAGAATCATATAAAAAGAAAAACGGTACTACTGCTTATAAATTTCTTTTGTATGCTGGCTATGTTGACGGTAAAAGAAAATATATTCGGAGGTCTGGATTCAGCACAAGACAATCTGCAAGAGCTGCACTGATTAATTTACAAGCTGAACTTGAGAAACCTAAATCAAGTATGACGTTTGGTATGTTAACTAAACAATGGCTAAAAGAATATGAAAAAACCGTCCAAGGAAGCACATACTTAAAAACGGAAAGAAATATTAATAAACATATTTTGCCAAAACTTGATAAAGTTACGATTGGAGATATTAATCCACTTCTTGTTCAAAACTTAACTGAAGAATGGTGTTCTCAGTTAAAATACGGCGGAAAAATCCTTGGACTAGTCCGAAATATTCTGAATCTTGCTGTCAGATATGGTTATATTAGCAACAATCCAGCTTTACCTATTACTGCACCAAAAATCAAGAGGGAGCGTAAAACAGGTAATAATTTTTATACTCTAAATCAGCTAAAACAATTTTTAGAACTTGTTGAAAAAACCGATAACATCGAAAAGATAGCTCTGTTTAGATTACTAGCGTTCACTGGCATACGAAAAGGAGAGTTGCTAGCGCTAACCTGGGATGATTTGAATCGTAATACTCTATCAATTAACAAAGCTGTTACACGTACTCAAACTGGACTAGAAATAGATGTTACGAAGACTAAGTCAAGTGATAGATTAATCAGCTTAGATGACGAGACTTTGGAAATTTTACAACAACTTCATGAAACTTTCCCAAGTTCTACTTTTATGTTCCAATCTGAATCAGGTGGAATTATGACACCAAGTTTACCACGGAAGTGGCTCTTGCAAATTATCAAAGGGACAGACTTACCACAAATCACAGTTCACGGTTTCAGACACACTCATGCAAGCTTACTTTTTGAATCTGGTTTATCCTTGAAACAAGTACAACACAGATTGGGCCATGGAGATCTACAGACAACTATGAATGTATATACCCATATTACACAATCGGCGATTGATGATATTGGAACTAAATTCAATCAATTTGTTACTAACAAGCAACTAAATTGA